ATATCAGTTGATTGCTGTTGCGGATGCGCAGACGATCACCGCCTACGTGGACGGCGGCAACCGCATCACCTACGGTTCCGCCACATCGAACGAGACGGCGACGAGCCACGGCATCCGCAATGAACTGGCCAACTCCACAACGGACGACTTTGTGGTCTGGCGACGCGACGAGACAGGTTTCCCGAGGGTATAGCAAATGTCTAAAGCTCAATATTTGACATCCTGGATCGGCAATGGGAGCCTGGCCTCGCCGTATCAGCCGGCCGTGGCAAACGTGCCAGGTATAGAGAGTGTAAGGGACGTAACTGGACAGCAGGCGATTCTCAAAGTCCCGGGGCCAGGCGTACACCTAATCACCGACCCCAATATGTATATTGTCGAGGTCGAGGCGAGTGACAGAGTGCTGGACGCCATTGTGGCTGCCGGACACGAAGAACTGTGGAGAGGGTAATGCCGAAACCAACCGACCCGATGACAGCCGGACAGATCAACTCGCTGAAAGGTAAGCTGATAGCCAAGGGGCTCCAGCAGGACAGAGTGGATCGGGTGACATCCGTCGGGCCAGGAGAGCAACTGAGCCACGGTGAAATGACTTGGCGGCTGATTGAAGTGTGCAAGGGGCTGCCAAAAGCGAAGTAATCATGCGAGCGCGGTTGAAACAAATGGACCCTGAAAATTTAGGAGGAGATTGATATGGGTATCAAGGTGCTGGACGACAATTTAATCCCCAAGGGATACGAGCAGATTACTTCTCTTAGTTCTTCGTCTGGACTGACACCGCCGGCCGGTGCGATGATAGCGGTCGTTCAGGCGGAGTCCCAGAACATCCGCTGGCGTGATGACGGCACGGCCCCAACCGCGGCAATCGCTATGCAGCTAGAAGCCGGCACGGATTTTCTGTACACTGGAAATCTGTCTGCGATCAAGTTCATCGAAGAGGCGGCGAGTGCCAAGCTAAACGTGAGCTATTACGGGAGCCGGTTGGAGTCGTAATCATGGCCATCGCCGAGTTGTGTTGGTGCCGGCGAATGGGTTGAAACGAATGGACTCTATTCAAGGCGATGAGTGATAACGGACTACGGCTGGAGTGGCTGGACCCGAAAGACTTGGCTGATAATCCGCGCAACTGGCGGACACATAAAGACAAGCAGGCGTCAACCCTTAAGGCCGCGATTGACAAGGTAGGGTGGGCAGGCACCCTGCTTTACAACGAACGGACCAAACGGCTAATCGACGGCCATCTCCGGAAGCACATCTTCGAGGGCGGCCCGGTACCGGTGCTGATTGGTAGTTGGACTGAGGAGCAGGAGCGGTTTATCCTGGTCACCCTGGACCCCCTGGCGGCGATGGCGGAAGCCGACGACCAGAAACTAGGGGAGTTGCTGGCCAGCGTCCAGACGGAGAGCGAGGCGGTTCAGGCGATGCTGGAGGGTTTGGCGGAGGGAATCAAAATAATTGAATCTCCCGAGGAGTTTCCAGAGGTTGACGAGCAGATTGAGACGGATCACGAGTGTCCCAAGTGCGGCTACAAGTGGAGCGGCGGGAAATGAGTCTGCAATATCGGGTCATACATGATACGGGGGGGGTAAAGGAAACGAGATGGGTCAAGGATAGGGATGTCACAGATATTCCCTGCCCAGCTATTACATGTGGCATTGGCGGAATGAACTCATGTCATTTTCATATTGAGATTAGGGATGTACCCGCAGTGAATGCAATTATAACTGACAAACCGCCGTATGCCGTGCCCAGTATGGTCAAGATTGCGGCGATCCCGTGGAATGGATTGCAGGTTGTCTCGACGTTCAGCGGTTGCGGCGGTTCGTGTCTAGGTTATCGGATGGCAGGATTCAAAGTCGTCTGGGCCAGTGAGTTTGTACCTGCCGCGCGGGACAGTTATCGGGCCAACATGGTGGAGGATTGTATACTCGATGGCCGCGATATCCGCCAAGTACAGCCGGAAGAAATCATCGAAGCTACTGGAATTGGCAAGGGTGATCTTGATCTATTGGACGGCTCGCCGCCCTGCCAGGCATTCAGTACCGCAGGCAAGCGGCACAAGGGATGGGGCAAGGAGAAGAAGTATGAGCACGGGGCCAGTCAGTGCAACGAACAATTGTTTGACGAGTACATCCGCATTTTGCGCGGCCTGATGCCCAAGGTATTCGTAGCCGAGAATGTAACCGGGCTGGTCAAGGGAGTTGCCAAGGGCATGTTCCTAGAGATTCTGTCAGCGATGAAAGACAGCGGCTACCGAGTCAAATGCAAGCTACTTGACGCACAATGGCTGGGCGTTCCGCAGGCTCGCAGGCGGACGATTTTTATCGGTGTGCGCAACGACCTGGAAATGGAGCCGGTTTATCCTAAGCCGCTGTCGTATCGATATAGCGTAAGGGATGCGCTGCCCTGGATTTTGGAGATCAGACAATTGGATGTATATGATGAGTCTGATCGAATTACAAGTTCTGGGCCATCGCCTACGGTAACCGGTCAGGGTCTAGGGGCACAGAGACGATCAGCGATTACAGTTAAAGTAGAATCCGAAATGATTATCGGAAATGACGCATTTAATCCGATCTGGGGTTCGCTGGGCAGCGGACCGTCACCTACGATTATGGCAGGCGGTGCTCATGGTGGTAGTGGTCAAATCAGAGAAAAATTAATAAATACAGTCGAACCCGAAACTGATATCAACCGATATGCGATCGGCAAAGAATGGGACAGATTGAATCCTGGCGAGCAATCATCCAAGTACTTTAACCTGGTAAAAGTAGATCAGGATGCGCCATGTCCTTCTATTTGTGCCAGCCATGGGAATACATCGACGGCTGGCGTAACCCACCCGATAGAAAAACGCAAGTTCACGATTGCTGAACTACGTAGAATCTGCGGTTTTCCGGACGACTTTATACTGACCGGAAGTTACGCGCAGCAATGGGAGCGGCTGGGAAACAGTGTACCGCCCGTGATGATGAGCCATATCGCCGCAACGATTAGGGACCAAATGATGGAGCGGATGGAGAAACTCGGCTACGACTGCCAGCCAGAAACCAAACAACTAGCAGCGAGCACGTAACATGACGATCAACGAACGCGAAAAGTATCAGCGTTATTTATGCTCTCGTGAATGGGGCGAGCTTCGGCAAAAAGTGCGGGATCGCTGTAACGGTGAGTGCGAACGATGCCACAAGCATCCCATGGATCATGTTCACCACTTAACATACATCCGCAAATACAACGAAAGGCTGGAAGATTTACAGGCAATATGCGCGGAGTGCCATGAGTATGTGCATGGTAGTTCGGTAGTCGATCCAGCCAAGCAGACCAACGAGGTGACACGAATATTGTATACTTGGTACTTTTACATGCTTGACATGCCACTCGATTTTGATTTTGGCCTATTTTTTGCGCCAAAGGAAAACGAATTCGTGAAAGAGCTACTGAAAATGGGGATGAAATTGATGCTTCCTTGCGACGGCACGGTGCGATGTGCTAATGCACTTTGGTTTTTGCCGGTTTTGGAAACTATCAATTCCGCCGGGTACGCTAACTATGTAAAGCACGCTTTGGTTTGGAAGCAAGATCATAATGCAGATACTTTTGTGGCTAGTCCAGTGAAACTTTCGCATCTAGGGCCGAATGAATGGAAAACAGATATTGAGGTTTTGCCTACTTGGGCATGCTCGGTATTTGCAAAGCTGCGGATGAAGCTACCGGATGTATGGGAAAGGTATGAATGCCAACAAAAAGAGGAACTAACAGCAGCAAGTACGTAAAGATTTGCCCGCCCACCCGTTCCATTATGAAGTCCACAACTGAAACAATACGGAGCCGGTCAAGGATTTCTGGTAGAGAGTCCAGCCCGATAGAGCGGTTGTTCTGCCAGACACTTGGGTGGATGTGAAATATGATTGCTCCAAACGAACAATCCGGCGGGAAACGGAAAAAACACATCCGACCTACGCGCGCTGAACACGCCAAACGGATTGAGTTTGTGCGAAAAATGCTCGGGGCCGGAGCTACCACGCAAGACATAAAGGCAGCAATGCGTTCGACTTATGATGTGAGGTGGAAGACTATCTATCGTTATCTGGCTCGCGCGCGAGAGCAACTGCTTGCCGCGACTGGTAAGCCACGAGCAGACCACATAGCCGAATCTTTCGAGCTGTATCGTCAGGTACAGGCCGACCCGAAAGAAAAGGGTCTCGTCAAACTCAAGGCCCGTGCGTTAATCGACAAGCTGCTGGGGCTGGAAACACCCCAGCGACACGAGCACAGTGGTCCTGGCGAGAGCCCGATCCAATTGCAACAGGCGGCTCAAGTTTCGGAGCAACTGCTACATGAAACCGACTACCTCGAATATCTGCGAACTCGCGCAATCGCTAGCGACGCCAGGTCTGTTTGCACGAACGGCCAGCCGGGGCTATTGGCAAATGGCTCGCCACCACGCGATGATCGACCGAGCGGTCATGGACACGATCCTGGGTCGAACGGCTCCAGTGTTGGTGATTGAGGCACCGCCACGACACGGCAAGAGCGAACAGATCAGCAAGTACCTGCCGGCGTGGTTCCTGGGTAGATATCCTCGCAAGCGGGTTATTCTGGCGAGTTACTCCGTGGACTTCGCCCGCAGTTGGGGACGCAAGGCCCGGGACATACTATTTGAGTGCGGCCAGCAGACGTTCGGCGTCGTTCCATCGCGCGACCAGGCGGCGGCGAGCGATTGGGAAATCGACGGACATGGGGGCGGCATGGTTTCAGCGGGGTTCGAGGGGCAGATTGTGGGCCGGGGTGCTGATTTGTTTGTCATCGACGACCCGATCAAAAATCCCACCGAGGCGTTCAGCGAAAGCTTTCGGCAGAAACAATGGGAGTTCTGGGAATCCACGACCTCCACGCGAATGGAGCCAGGGGGTTGTACGATCGTGATCGGAACTCGCTGGCATGAAGACGACATGATCGGGCGTCTGAAGCGACAGGCCGAAGAGGGAGACGCGGAGGTGCGGCTGCTGACCTTCCCGGCGATTGCTGAGGAAAACGATCAGCTGGGCCGCCAGCCTGGAGAGCCGCTGTGGCCCGAAAGGTGGTCGATAGACGCACTGCGGAAGCTGGAGAGAAGCAAGGATGTGTATTGGTGGCAATCGTTATACCAACAGCGCCCGGGCCGCCATGGGCGGTGTGAATGGCCCGATGAGTATTTCGGCGAGCATATTTGGGTGGACTTCTGGCCTGATGCTTTCGAGCGGCGGGTGATGGCGGTCGATCCGAGTCGCGGTAAGGGAACCAAAACAGGCGACTTTTTCGCGGTTGTATTTGTCGGCCTGACTGGCGGGTTGCTGTACGTCGATGCGTTTATGCGGCGAAGCGGGTCGGTTTCGGACATTGTGGGTGGCGCGGTGGACTTTGCTCGGGAGCATGTGCCGGATGCCGTGATGCTGGAGGCGAATGCGTTTCAGGACCTGCTGGCACCGGAGTTTGACCGGCAGTGCAGCGAGCGGCAAATGTCGCCGCTGCCGATCAACTTGATCCACAATATGGAGGACAAAATCAACGTGCGGATTCCACGTATCGGCCCGTATTTGGCCCGTGAGAAGTTGCGGTTTCGGGACACGCCAGAGTGCCGGCAAGTGGTCAAGCAGTTGGAGGAATTCCCATTGGCGGATCATGATGATGGGCCGGACGCGTTGGAAATGGCGATCCGGTTGCTGGGCCATGTGTCGGCTAGCGATGAGGTCATGGACGAAAGGGTGATGGCGTGAAGCCCCATAAACCCCACAAAAACACCACAACAAGCAACGAGCATCGCTCTAACGATGCGCTGACTCGCCTGGCTGAATTATTGGGAATCGCCAAGCGGGATGACTTCTTCGGCCGAGTTGGCTTGACAGTCAGTGTGGAAAACGGTCAAATACATCGAATCACTGAGATATACGAGAAAACTTATTAATCCAGGGTCACTGAGCACCAGGGCCCGTGTCCTTCCAATCCGGGAAGGACGCGGGCTTTTTTCGTTCTTGTTGCACATGGTAATCGAAACAGAACAAACGCTGTCGCTCCAGCAGCTAACAGAGCAACGTGATACATTGCTCATGCAATCTGAGATTGCGGACCTCACCAGCCGCCTGCAACCGGTCCACGAAGCCACATCCGTACCGAGCCTGATCGATTACCGGGAGATGTTGTTTGACTCCCCTGGATTCGGCGGCGGCCACTACAATCCGACGACCACCCATCCGCAGGATCGCAAACATGGCCGCTATCGGCCCGTGTTCGAGACGGAATCGCAACTCAATCAGATTCGCGGTATGGCCCGCTGGTTGACGGCGTCGGATGAAACAGCAATCGGCGTGATGGAGAATCTGGTCAACTACATTATCGGGACCGGCTTTGAGTATGCGGCGGTAGCCCGCAATGAAACCGGCGAGTCGAGCCAGTTGATCGCCCGCGTGCAATCAGTTATCGATAATTTTCTGGAGCGAAACGACTGGGACGGAGACTTGGACCGGGAGTTGTTTGTTCGCAGCAGGCGAGACGGTGAGTTTTTTTTACGACTGCATCATGTAGGCGGTGGCTTGACGGAGGCCCGTTTAGTCGAGCCTGAATTCGTGACGGAGCCGGCGGACAAGCGATTCATGAACGAATATGTGGGCGCGGACTCTCTCGATTGGACCTTCGGCGTGGCCTCTGACATTCGAGACGTACAGCGGGTCCATGGATTTCACGTCCAGTGGGACGGTGATCCGAACGATTGGGAGTTCGTGCCAGTGTCCGAGATGATCCATGCAAAGTTAAATGTAGACCGAAATATCAAGCGTGGACTGTCTGATTTTTTCCCCACGGAAAAGAAGATCAAGCGGGCGGCCAAGGTGTTGCGGAATACGGCGGAAGGCGCGGCCATTCAGGCGGCCATTGCCTACATTACGGAAGACGCCAAAGGCACGGCTAAGGGCGATATTGAGACGCTCCGCAGTGCGCAAACCGATCACACGCTTAGGCAGTCTACGCCAGACGGCGGCACGCGAACCACTCGAACACGGCGGTTTGATCCAGGAACTATCCTAAACACAGTCGGCCGGCAATACAAACCTGGTCCGATGGGCTCCCAGCGGGTGCCTCCGTTTATCTCCGTTGTCCAGGCCGTGCTCCGAAGCGTGGCGGTTCGCTGGTCGATGCCGGAGAACATGATCTCCGGCGATGCGTCCAACGCCAACTTTGCCAGCCTGTTGGTTGCCGAGGGACCGTTCGTCAAGTCTGCTGAAGCAAAGCAGATGTACTACAAACGTCAGTTTGAAAATGTGATCTGGATTGTGCTGAAAACGGCGGCGGACCACGGTGCATTCGGTGTTGACTTCGCTGCACTGAGACGATTGGTTAACCTGTCGATTACTCCGCCTCGCGTGAGTAGCCGCAACCGGCAGGAAGAAACCACCATTCGCAGCACGCTCAGTCAGGCGGGCGTTATGTCTCGCAAGACTTGGGCCGCCCAGGAGGACTTAGATTACGACGTGGAGAGGCAGAATATCGAGGACGAGCCGCCCTTGACAATGACGGGTGGTCCGTTGGTTCCTGGCAGCACTTCGCAGGTAGCTTTGCAAGCCGCCTTGGAGAGCGTCGAGACCACGGATGAAGCACGCCAGTTGCTCCAGGAGGTCTACCCGTAGTGTGGCTGAGCTTAAGAACCGCGACCGGCACGAGTCCGGCTTTGCCCGCAAGCTCAGCCGGCTCAGCAACAAGCACCGCCGGGAATTGGAGAGATTGCTGGGCAGGCCGCCTGATATAGCCAATGTGCCCGCTGAATTTTGGGAGCGGGTTGAAAAAGAAACGAGTGAAGAACTGATGCTTACCATGCTGATTATGTTCTCCATGTCCGCTTCACAGCACGGCTTGGACCGTGGACGGGCGGAGGATAATGCCCGGGCCTACGCGGCTGGTCGGGCGGCCGACGTGGCGTCGAGGTATACGCAAAACAGCCGGGATTCGCTCAGTACTGCGTCCAGTAAATGGAGGGTGTCTACTCAGGAGATTACCGACATCGACATCCGCAAGGCAACCATTCCTGTTTTCGGGCCCGCGCGAATCGACGGCATTGCCACCAGTGAGACCACCAAAGCGTCCACCGCAGGCGGAGAGGCTGGTGTAGGGGAGACGGTTGGATTTAACGAGGAGGACACATGGTTTACGTCCAACGATCGGCGGGTGTGCCCGATATGCGAGCCGTTGCATCGAAAAAAACGAAGTGACTGGGCGAGGTTCTTTCCCAGTGGCCCGCCGGCTCACCCGAGGTGCCGGTGTTGGATTCATTACGCGAAAGAGAAACGAGGGGCGGCGGTATTGACCGCGTGAACCATGGCTCGAATTACAGAAACTACGTTTGCCGAGTCGGTTCAAGTGGATCGTGATTTGGGTGTGATCCACGGAGTTAAAATCCTGGGCCGCGAGAGCCGGAATAACCGCACCTACACGGAATCGGCGATGGATCAGGCGGCGAAGTTCTATGAGGGGATTGACGTAAATATCGACCACCCCGACAAGCGGAGCCCGCATGATAACCGGCGGATGGATGAAGGAATCGGGGTGCTGCGAAACATCAAGCGGCGTGGCGACGGGGTGTACGGTGACCTGCACTACCTCAAGTCACATCCGGTTACCGAAATGGTTTTGGAGCGGGCCGAGCGGATGCCTAATCGGTTCGGTCTTTCGCACAATGCGGACGGCCGCACGGTAATTCGCAAAGGCCGCGAGGTGGTCGAGAGCATCGATTCGGTAGAGTCCGTGGACTTGGTTCGTAATCCAGCAACTGTAAACAACCTTTTTGAAAGCGAGGATACCAAAGTGAAAACTACAGTCAAGAAAATTGTCGAGAAGTTTCTGGGTCGCAGGGCTACCAAGCGGCTTGTTGAAATGGAGGTCGAGGTTGCCGGTGAGCCGGTAGCCGAGGTGCCTGTCGAGGTTGCTCCCGAGGAAAGCAGTGAGGATCAGATTAAGGCGGCCTTCCGATCGATGGTAATGGCGGCATTTGACGACGAGACGCTGGACACGAAAGGTACGCTGGCCAAAATCCGCGAGATTCTCAGCGCTCAGGAGAAACTGCTGGTCAAAGAAGAAGATGCACTAGCGGAACCTCCAATCGGGGATGCCAAGCCGTCCGAGGCAGCAATGGAAAGCTATCACCGCAAGATTGATCCCACGCCCGATTCCTTCATCCTTAAGGGACTGCAAGAGTCGGTTCTGCGCATGGAACAGCAGGCGGCGGTCCGCGATGTTCTCGACGAGCGGGGCCTCTCGCCAAGTGACCTCAAGCCCGAGCGACTCAGGCTATTACGAGAGCAAAAGGACGCGGATGGAATGCGGTCCCTGCTGGAGTCGTGGCCGGCCTACGAGCTCCAATCTCGTCGAAGCGGTCCGCGTAGTTCACGGCCGCTCATGGAATCGGGTAACGAAAACACCAGCTATCCCAAGGACGCCGAATCGTTCGCGTCCTCCATCGTATAGTCGAAGAAGCCGAGTTGTTCAGACTCTCAATTATTCAGGAGAAAAAAATATGACTATTAAGCTATTGGACGAATCCTTTTTTCTGGGGAATCGTCGTCAGTTCGGGTTATCCGACGACTTCTTGTCGTATACGGATACGGGGCTATGGACAAAAACCGACGCCGATAGCGGAGCATCGGTGGCCATTGATGCGGATGGTGTTGGCGGAATCCTTGTTTTCACCACGGCAGCCACGGACAATAACGAGGCGTATATTGAAACCACGAACGAACTGTTTTTGTTCGCCGCTGACACACCAATCATCGTCGAGGCTCGACTCCAGTACGCGGAGGCCAACACAGATGACGCTAACGTTATGCTGGGCCTGATGGACGCCCCGGGAGCTAATTCCATCGTGGATGATGGAGCCGGCCCTAAGTCGTCTTATTCGGGCATGGTGATGTTTACGGAAGACGGCCAGACGCTCTGGACTTTCGAGACCTCGCTTGCCGGTACACAGACCACCACTCAAACCGACGTGACTGCCGGCGGTGCGGGCCACGCTGCGATCCGCATGATTGCCCAGCCCGTAAGTTCAACGGAAATCGAATGCACGCCATGGATCGACACGGCTGGCGGTAGCAACTTTAAACACATGCGAGACTCCAAGGGCAACCTGATCAAGCACTCGATTACGCTGGGGTCTCCCACGCAAATGGCGGGGGTAGTCGGCGTCAAAGCTGGCGGAGCTAACTCGGAAGTGGTCAACCTCGATTACTTCGACGCTCAGGAACTTCGATAGGGAAATGAAAATCCCCGGCTGATGTTGACGCATCAGCCGGGGCAACCAAACTCGGGCGTTTGCCGCAAGTCTGGCCGTAGCAACTGCCATTGTAGCAAGCGCCCCCAGAAATGGGAGCATTCAATGGTTACTTTCGGAAATCGCGTTAAGACCCACAAGCTCAAGCGGCTCTACGAGGCCGCTAAACGGGACGGCACGCCGGAACGGTTCTACAACGACCTTGCAGGTTTGTTGGCAAGTGGAAGCCGTAAGCCGTCCGAGTTCTCGATTCGCTCGCTGTTTGAGCATTTCGTGGACGGTGGTCGTGAAATCGTCTCAAGCTGGGGACCGTCGGGCACCTCACCCGGCGACCGCAGCGGGGTGACGCTAATGGAAGAAGGGGTTGATACCGGCGCGTTTTCCAACATCACCGGCCAGATCGTCTACAACGAAGTTATGGAGGCTTTCAGTAATCCAGCATTCATTGCCCCGCAGCTGGCAAAAACAGTTGTTACGTCGTTTCTGGACGGTGAGAAAATAGCCGGCATCAGTGTTGTGGGCGATACCGGCGAGAAGATCGGCGAAGGGCAGCCCTACCCGCTTGTCGGCGTGACTGAGGATTATGTTGAGACTCCTCGTACCGACAAAAACGGATTGATTGTCCCGGTCACCAAAGAAGCAATCATTTCTGACCGCACGGGCGTATTGCTCGAACGGGCCAGCAGCGTGTCGCAATCCTTGGCGATCAACAAGGAAAAGCGGGTCATCGACGCGGTGACCGGACAAACGACGATCTACAAGCGCAAAGGCAACTCAATTGCCACCTACGGCGACGACTCGGGGACGCATGACTGGGACAACCTCCAGGCGTCCAACGCGCTGACCGATTATACGGATGTTGAGAATGCCTTGCTGCTGTTCGACGGATTGACTGACCCGAACACGGCGGAGCCTATTGTGGTCAGCGCCACGCACTTGCTGGTCCCGACGGCACTTTTGATGACTGCCCGGCGAATCATCAGGGCCACGGGAATCGAGCAGGGGGCCATCAGTGCCTCTGTCCCGCGAACTCTATCAGCTAATCCGTTGACCGGTCCGTCTGATCAAGAGGGTCAGCAAGGTCAGTTGCAGGTGCTGTCAAACGCCTACGTGAAGGCACGCACCAGCAGCACGACTACTTGGTTTATCGGCGATCCGATAAAAGCCTTCCGTTATATGGAAGTCTGGCCGATCACGGCGGTTCAGGCCCCGCCCAACAGTGAACTCGAATTTACTCACGATATTGTGCAGCGGTACAAGGTTTCTGAGCGTGGGGCTGCCGCGGCCATAGAACCCCGTTACATGGTGAAAAACACCGCCTAAGAAAAGGAGAAATCTCATGGCGAAAGAAAACAAGCCGGTTGGGACCAAGCCGGCGGCCGATTCGAGGATCACCCCGAATACGGAGAGTCCGTCTCAATTGGAGACACGATTGCACAACTGGGAAAAAGACCTCCAGGACCGCGAGCAGGCGATTTCCAGAATTGGGGTCGGCAAGCCATCCGGTAACGCGCCGGACAAAGCAGTTGTTGTGCCGGCCGGTGTCGATACCGCCAATCACCTCCGCACGCTATACAGCCTGTCTGTGAGTGTCGATCCTGCCCAGTACCTACGGCAAGAGGGACTCCCCAACCCTGTGCGAGCCTATCAGGTGTTGACCGTCAACGGGACGGGCCATGCCAACATGGAGCCTGTGGACTGCTATGCGGTTGACGAGTCGGAGGCGATCCGTAAGGCGATTATCCATCATCGAGTAAATGATCGTGCTCATCAGTTCCATTTTCGGGCGGTTGAACTCAAGACGGCGGCCTGATGGCAACTCGACTGGCAAATATTCAGACGCGAATTGCCGCGATAGGCGTGGAGGTCGCGGCGTTTACCAATACGACCAACGAAGCGCACAAAAAAGACTTGCGTGCCGAACTGAAGGAACTGTTGGAATTGGAATCGATCATGCAGGGGCCCACAGAAACAGTGTCCCGGGCGGTAACGTGATGTGGCAAATTCTGTATTCAAAAACATCCTGGAAGCGGTGCAGACCGGTATCCAAGGGCTGTCGCTGGCTGGAATCTCCAGTGCCAACGTGCAGATCGTCAAGGTGTTTTCGGACCGAGAGGCGCTTACACCGGAATTGCCCGGAATTTTGATCTTGCCGCTGGGACCGGAGAGGATGAATTCTCGTGAAGGGACGATTTCCAGCGACGACATCTGGTATCCGGTAGGTGTGGCGATATTTGCCGCCGACGTTCAGGACCAATCGATAGACTTTGATCAGTATTTATTGTGGCGGGAAAGCATCCGCAAGAAATTCATTAGCCAACCTCTTGCGGGGGTAGTTAGTGTCCGCAAGTGCAATGTCGAGCCGCAAGAGGTAGTCAATCCGAGGCGGTGGCTGGCGGACAACATCTGGGTCAGTGCATTGGTTCTCCGTTTTATGTCGAGGGAAACTCGTGGCTGAAGTATTGACCGAACAGCTTGACGACTTGAAGTTTTTGGGGGGCGTCTATTCAGACACAGAGAAACGATTCAAGGAAGCAGATTACACGGGCGTGTTGAACGACTTTCTGGACGTACTGGAGAAAAAGCACGCGGAGTATTTTGATTCGCAGACCAGTCCGGTAGGTCAAAGTTGGCCGCCGCTTGCCCCGAGCACGATTGCCGCCAAGGGTCATAACCAGATTTTGTTCAGGACAGGCCGGTTGCGTGAAAGCCTAACAGGAAAATCCAGCGATGCCATTCGTGATGCATTCCAAGAGGCGTTTGGCGCGGGTTTGTCGTTTGGCACGTCCACGCCTTATTCGACGTTCCACATGGAAGATGGCGGCAGGCTTCCGCAACGTGAGCACGTCGGGATGAACGATGAAACACTTGACGACTTTGTTGACACGGTAGCCGATCATGCAGTCGAGGAATTGAAATTTACGTCATGAGCATCACCAACATATACCATGGATGCCAGATTGTTCGGCGGATTAAGGGTGAAGCCGTAAAACTTCCCGATGGCTCAGTGGGCGAATTGATTGAGCATGAAGTCATTCTCGAAGGCAAGCCATTGGGCAGATTTAATACTCTCTCCGAAGCAGTCCAGGTTGCCAAGAGAGCACCGAAGCCGAAGCCCATAAGCAAGTATCCTCCGTCCGAGGCTGATAAAAAGGAATAAATTATGGGTCAAGACTCACAAGGCGCGCAGTCCAGGTTGGCAATGGACCCCGCCAGCCCGATCGACGGTTCCAGCGAACCCTACGAGTTCAAGTCGTTCGGCATCAAGAAACTGGCGACGATCATAGGCGACGAAGGAATCCGGGGCACCCGTTCGCATTCCAAGGAACGGACGCGGGGCGGCATCTACACGGTGGGCGGTACGATTTTAATGGAGCCGTCGCCTATCGATCTAGATAAGCTACTGCCTCGCATTCTTGGGGCCGTCGAGGACTCTAACACATTTGCCCTGGCGGAGGCTCTACCTTCGTTTAGCGTGGGCGTGAGCCTCGTGGCAGATGCGTTTGAGTACACCGATTGCTATGTGAACCGTGCTATATTTCGTAGCTCGCCAGGCGAAATATTAGAATTGGAACTGGACATCATCGGCAAGACGCAAATTGATTTGGTTTATCCAAGTCTGACGCTGGGTGTTGCCGCCAATGACGCTCCTTATACGCACCAAGAAGGTGTGTTTACGCTCAACACATCCGCTCGGGATGTAATCAGTCACGAAATTGTCATCGACAACTTCCTTTTCGCCCGGTTCACCAACAGCCAAACTGCAACCAGCGTTACCCCGCAGGACCGCCTGATTACTGTTAAGACGGTAACGCCTTATACGTCCGACGAGAGCAATCTGTACACGCAATCGACGGCAGGTGCTAGCGGTACGGTCGTGTTTACCAATGGCGGGATGAGCACCACATTTACATTCGCTAATCTCCAGCCTCCGCAAGACACGCCGGTCGTCAGTGGAAAAACGTCAATAGGCTTGGAGTTGACCCACGTTGCCCGTCGGTCCGGCGCGACGAAAGAACTGGTAATAACACATGACAGTACAGCATAGTGAGTCCAACGGAGTGTACGGCTATATCCATGACGGGTACACGCGGCGCGGGTATATCGCGGAGGTGCGGCTGCTGCACGAGGCGTTGAGGTTCACATACCGCCCGATGCTCCAGCAGGACCGAAGTGTGGTGATGGGGGCGATTACCCAAACAAAAGACCTTCGCAAAGCGGAGAGCATATCTGCCGAGATAATCAAGTCGCAGTTAGCCGAATGGGACTTGCACGACCATGAAAGCAGCGCGGTTCCGCTGGAAGTTCCGAATATTCTGCGGATTCAGCCGTCACTGTTCGACCGCCTGCTGCGGATCGTGTTGGGCGGTGACGGGGGCGACGAAGACCCGGACGCCGGCGGCAGCGAGCAGGCAGAGGACGCCGGCCAGCAGCTTGCGGCGGCATTGGCAGGCACCACGCCCGAGGAACTGACGGAAAAAAACTCCGGGAAGGGGTGATGCTGATCCTGGCACATCCCGAGGTGGCCGGCCGAGATTGCGGTGATTGCCAGAAGTTTGTCTATGATGAAAAGACGGGCCAGCGGAGCGTCCGGGGTGGGCTGCCTATTCTCCGCCCCAAGAGCACCAAGCCGCCATGCGGTTACGGTCCGGATCGCTGTGCCAAGGGCAATCCTACGGCCGGCCGCGACCTTTCTTTGCATAACTGGCAAGCGTGGCAGCATTATTTAGAATGTCGGGCGACAGGCAATTTTCCGGACGACCGGATCGTAGCCCGCAACGCACGGATAATCAGTTCGGTGGAGAGCATGGTTGGCGGCGGATGATATTTGCGGGCTGCGAGCAAAATGAAAAGGGCATAACGATGAGCGGTGTAGCTGAGGTGATTGGACAAATCAGTAGTTTAAGAAGCCGGGTAGTAAAATCGAGTCCACAGCTTCGCAAGATGGCGGACGAAGTATCCCGCTACCATCCAGAACGAATCACGCCGATGGATTTTGCGGCGATACAAGGTGCGATTGTCGACCTGGCAACCGAACTGGAGTCAGCGGGCGACCAGTTGATAGCCACGCTGGATAGTATTGAAGAACTGATTTACGCATTGCAAGTGTATCGTACCCGCCCTTGGTGGCGTTTGTGGTAAGGATTCAACCATGGCAACCGAAACCATCCGCGACGTTGTGATCCGGCTGCGGCTGGAGCAGGAGGAGACCAAGCTGAAGGTGCCGGGTGCCAAGGAAGCGGTGAAGGAAGTTAATAATTTCAACACGAGCATAAAGAATACCAACACGAGCATAAAGAACGTCAACGCAGATATAAAGAATACCAAAACAGTTATTAACGTTTTCAATACTGAAATAAAGAACACCACAGCATCGTTTGAGAAGCTGGGCCGCGAGGCTGAAGACACGTCCGTCAAAATCAAGGAGAACATGCTAAAGGCGGGCGAGGGCTTCAAGGCGGCGGGCGAGGGTGCGTTTACGTTGGCCCGGGGCATCGCGTTTATCTCAGCATCGACCGAGGAGGATTTTCAGAAGTCGTTGCAAACAATTGTCAGGGTGCAAGGTGCGTTTGATTTATTCAAGGGTTCGATTGAGACGGTCAAAGGACTCAGCGATGGTATCAAAGCCCTACGCGCAGCGAGCGCGGCTGCTGCTATTCAACAGGCTGCTTTAGCTGCCGGCAATACGGCGGTGGCGACTACCGGCACGGCGGCGGCCACGTCGATGACCGCGCTCAACGTGGCGCTGGGACCGGTCGGTCTTGCTGTAATTGGGATCGGAGTTGGAGTAGCCGCGTTGGCTGCTGCCTGGGCGTTCTTTAGCAATAAAGGCCCGGCAGACGCTAAAAAAACAGAGAAGGCTCTAAAGGGAATTGAGACACAGGCTGAAAGTACTGCTAGAGCAATCGCAAGTATTGGACTACAAGAAACCCTGGACATCAACCGCGCCGCCGAGGATCGTCTGTTGAAGTTTGCCAGTCCCAGTGAAAAACTGACCGCTCTTCGTAGTCGCCGTGATTCTCTAAGAAGCGACGTCCGGGACGCAAAAGAGAAGGGCGCGGAAGAGTACGCTGCTTCCATCAAACGCGGGGCGGCCACCATAAGCGGCAGAAATGTTTTGCGGGCGGACGTAACTGAGCACAAAGCGTTGGTGTCCACGCAAGAGAGAATTATTGATATCCGCCAACAGCAGGATGACAAAAAGAGGCAGGAGATAGAGAGTCGGCTTGAATTTGTCACTTCCGCCCGTGAAAAATCCGACCAAGCGCAGGAAGAACTATCGATAATCCGTTCCCCGGATAATCGAAAAGCCGCCGAACAAGCGGGCGCCGAGCTTGGCCAGGCAATCGAGACTGCCGGCGGGACACGAGACGAGGTGCAAGCTGAATTGGTGAAGTTTGCCCAGGAAAATAAGCGGAATATGGATCAGCAAATTGAAACCTTTAGTAAATTCAGCGAAGGACTAAGGCAGGCAACCCAGCGTCTACAGACGCTAGAGCAACTCGCCACCAGATTGGAGTAGGAATTCACTCGACTATTATGAATCTACATGTTCTACAGGAGATATTCTAGCATGAATAACTTAGATGATTTTCTGGAATCCACACTGACGGAGAAGCTGCTCAATGTTGGTAAAGGCATCATTATGTCGATTGCAGTGATCTCAGCCGCGATGGCTGTGTTTTTCTTCGTTATGTGGAATTCTGAACGTGCGTCAGATGCAGCAACCTGGTACGGGGTGGCTTTATTGATATCAGGGAGTAGTTTTGTTCAATCAGTAATCGCTCTCGCCGTCCTAGAAATTGAGCGTCACCTGCGGCCCAAGGATAAGTAACGCACCAGTGTACGTAAAATACGGAACATTCCAACATGCCGCCAACGAGGCCAACCTGGTGAGCATGACCCAACGGTTGCTCTACAGCAATCGCGGCGAGGTGCGGACTACCCGCAAGACGCTCAGTATCCAGGCGGTGCTGATCGCCTCCACCCAAGCCACGATCAAGACGGCAATTGCCAATGTCGAATCGGCCTATGGAAGCAACGGCGGAGACTTCGGCTTGTACCACGATGACAACACGGTTAGCACGCATTTCCTGGACAGCAGCGCGTCGATCAGCGGTACACGGGTAGTGGCCGTGAATTTTCAGCAGGGACACGGGGCCGAGTACGCGACCCAGCGGACGGTCAGCGTCACGGTCGAGGCGGACTTTGCCAACACTGCGATTAGCCTGCTGTCCTGGCAGGAGACGCTGCGATTTTCCGGCAACGCAGGCTTGCGGTTCGTGTTCCTGCCGGTGCTCAACGGGGTTCCGCAGAAACAGATTGTCAACCAGCGGACGACGATGAACATCGTCCAAGCGGGCAGCGCGGTCGGGCACTTGAGCTACCCGGATTACCCGTCGCCGATATTCCCGTCCGCCGAACACGTTGACCGCCGAGACCGAACTGTGGGCCCTCCGCGATGGAACGGCAACTCATTTACCGACTGGCCGATCAGTTGGGTCCACCATTTTGAGTCCGCGCAGGCGGAATCGGGCACGCCGAATAGGAGATAAGATCATGGCAACACGACGCTGGTTTGGAGACGCGGTAGACGTTTCCCAGGTCGATACCATAACTGTGGCAAACACCTGGGCGACTGCCGATACGTGTACGCTCACGATCAACGGGAAAGACCTTGTGTTGACCGTGGGCACAGATACGACAACCGCTCAAGTGGCTCTTGCTATCCAGGAAATGGTCAGCAACACGACACAAACAGGCACCGGAAACCATACGTTTAGCGAGACCGGAGACAACATCGGTGAATTTGCCGAGCTAACGGCTACGGTCTCCGGTTCGGTAGTCACGTTGACCAGCGACAAGGGCGTGCCGTTTACGTTGGCGGTAGTGGAAGTCACCGCCGGTTCTGGTACATCGGTCGAAGCTACTGCTACCGCAGCCACGGGAAAGAACTTCTTTGACAACGCGGACAACTGGAGCGGTACGACGGTTCCGGTGGACGACGATGATATCGTATTTGATTCTGGAGATGTGGACCTGAAATACAACATCGACCAGAACGGTGTAACGGCAACGTCAATTACGATTTTCCAGAGCTACACGGGAAAAATCGGGCTTCCCGAAACAAACAGCGACAACTCCTCATTGACCTATCGGGAGTACCGACGACCACGATCTCGATTGGCGAGGGCGAGGGCAGCGGCTCGGGACGTATTCGGCTCAACAGCGGCACGGGCCAGGCGGTGTTGAACGTATCCAATAGCGGCCAGCGCGATGAGACGGCCGTGCCCGCCATCCGCTGGGTAGGCACGCACGCCAGCAACGTGGCCAACATTCTCAAAGGTGATGTGGGGGTGGCGATTGAGGATGGCGAGGCGGCGACCATTGCTACGCTGCGAGTCGGCTACCTGGACAACCAGGCGGGCGATGCTCGGGTGCTTTGCGGTACGAGCACGACGTTGACCACGATCACCCAATCTGGCGGCACATTGCAGATCGACTCCGCTGCCACGACCACCAACCTGATAGGCGGCGAGCTAACAGTCCTGAGCGGTGCCCAGACGACTATCGAGATCGACGCCGGCACGGTGCTCTACCGGGGCACGGGGACTATCACGACGGCCCGAGTCGGCTCTGACGGCGTGTTGGACTTCCGCCGCGACAGCCAGGCACGCACGGTGACCAACTGCGAATTGCACGAGCGGGGAGCGATTCACGATCCGTTCAAAACGGTGACCTGGACCAATGGCATCGATGTGACCCGCTCCGACCTTGCCAGCGTAACGCTTGATCTTGGCACGCACATGACAATTACTCCGAGCGCAATCTAATGCCGGACCTGCAGGGGCTCGCCCATTTCCCTGGGCTTCAACAGATCATTTCCGCCAGCTTTTCGCTGGTGCATGGGATCACCCCGAGTAGTTGCCTGATTACCTTCGCTCCCCAGGCTGCCTACACCGCCAGCCTTGGAACGCTGTCTTTTACATTCGGTTCAGTGCGCATCGACTTCCCTGAATGTGCCGCTAACAACCCCTCTATGCGGTTCAGCCAGCAGGGGCATGTCCAGACGCTAACCGTGCTAGACCGCCGCTGGCGCTGGCAATACGGCGAGATTACGGGCAGATACAACCGCCGACTGCCCAGCGGGGTGATTGATACGGAAGAAGGCAACGAAAAGACGCCGCAGGAGTTGGCGAAGTTGTTGCTGGAAGCAATGAAAGAGCAGAACTTCGACTTATCGACGCTGCCCAACAAGAGCCGACCGATTATCTTTTGGGACTCCGCCAACCCGGCTCAGGAGTTAGCATCGCTCTGTGAGTCGCTCAACTGCCGGATCGTGTTGACTCTGAAAAACAAGGTGGTCATCCACCGGCTGGGTGAGGGCAGCGAGCTGCCACTGGGCGGCGTGGAGATGTCTGCCGGCATCGGGGTCGATGCGTTGCTGCGCCCCAGCAAGATTGCCATCAAGGGCGGCCCGACGAGATTCCAATCGAAGTTGAAGCTGGAGGCGGTGGGCGAGGATACGGAGGGCGAGATAAAGAAAATCGACGACCTGTCGTACAAGCCGGCAAACGGCTGGGAAACGGTGCCCACGGATAGTTTTGGGGATGTCGCCGCGGCGCAGCATTCGCTAGCCGCCAAGACCGTGTTCAAGTGGTATCGGGTAGTCAGCCAGGCTGACGGCACGCAAAACGTGCCGGGCTACGGGGCGGTAGATGCGGTCAAACAAATCTTGCCCATCGGAGACAAATTGAATCAAGAGGCGGTGGACGTGGACGGGGTGAAACGCCCGCTGGAGGCGTTTGTCGAGGGCGTGTTTTACCCCGAAGGTGAGGATCGTGCCAACACGGCGGCAGGCACCCGCTACCCGGCGGACAAACACGGATTCTCTATCGATGCGCAGCGAGGCATCGTCCAGTTTAGTCAGCCGGTTGTTAAGGTGGCGCCCGGCGAGCACGGACAAGCTGAGCTCTACCTGACAACCACCTACGAGGTGACTGACGAAGAGGGTGTCAAGGTCCGCGACCAGTGGGATCGGGCGGTTGACCAGAATAACAAAACGGGTCCGCGCGTCGTCTGGCACCCAGAGATAGTTGCGAAGTTTCGGGCAGAGTACGATGACCAAAATAATGTCACGGAAACAATTAACAACCGCCCCACCATCGACCCGGAAGGTGAACACTATCTCGATGCGCTGGTCAAGGAATATGAACCGCGCCCCGCGACCACGATCCAATACGCCGGGTTGGTGCCCATCGAACCGGATGGGGCAATCCAGCAGGTGACCTGGACGGTGGGCGGCAGCGGGGCCACGACGCACGCCAGCCGCAACATCGAGGGGCACCGGGTTACGCCGAGCTATAAAGAGCGGCGGCGGCAGGAAAATTTACGTAACTGGCAAGCTTTAAAGGCGGCAACACTTGAGCGGCTTGGAGCGGCAGAAGAAGCCGCAGCCGGACGCTGAAACGTCAGTGGCAGCAATAGGCAGCGGCGGCAATCGGTGCTATGGAAAATCGGTGAGTTTTTAGGAGGGCTGGTTAGATGACGTTCAAGGATCACAGGTCGCCGATTGCTCAGCAGCGGTGGATGGAGTGCGAGAATAAGAGTGGGGTGGTAATTCCCGCGTTCTCCGTGATGGAGGTTTCAACCACTTCCAATCCAAGCCCCGGTCGGCTGGTGCTTTCGGTTATTCAGCCCGACACCAATGTAGACCAGTTGTTTGTGTTCAATAGCCACCTAGATATTCCCGTTAGTGGATTTGGAATGTGTACGATAGACGGTCCATTCTATGGGGCTATAGATTGGGTTTTAGATCCAGGAGGCGACGGCGATATTTATGGACCGAAAAGCGGTTCTTGGATAATGCGCAAACACCGTCCGGGATACACATCGAAAGGCGGCTTAAACTTGAAGTCGTCAACAAATCCCGTAGACCGGATGCTGTTCATGCGGGGTTCTGAATCTTTGCAATTTGCGGTTACTGGAGGAGGCACCGGAATTACAGACGGATCGACTATACCTATTTCACTAGCAGATGGCGCGAATACCGGCGGATTCTCGATTTCCAGTAACACTATTATAGTGGACAATGCGGGGATTTATCAGTACGGTTACAACATGCTGGTGGGAGCAGCATCGGACAACATCGAAGTCCAACTGTATAACGATGGCTCTGCCTCCAGTTGGAGTGTTGGTGCGGAAGGAAGCGACCCCGATAGTGCAATTGCCACGACAGGTTATACTCGCGTGCTTGATGATGGAGATGCACTGGAAGTTCGTAATATATCTGGGAAAACTATTGATGCACTAACCTTTCGATTCTGGGTTGAATATCGCCGAACGGATGCCGCTCGAACTTAACAACAGAAGCCAGCCGAGAACGTCACCTGCCGTTCAGCGGAGCCGCCGCCAGGACGATCGTGCAACTGGCGATCTGGCAGGCGGAGCGGGAGGACAAGGCGAGAAAAGATTAGCCGCCGTTCCGTCGAATTCAAGGCACAATCTCCACCGTGCATTCAGCGGCGTCCTGGCAATCGCATACGCCGCGGCGTATAATAGCCGGATGCTCCAAACCCGTGATATCCTCGACACGGCGCAGGTCGCCGGTCTGCTAGGCCTGTCCGTTGTCCGTGTCCAGCAGTTTTGCAAGCAGGGTCGGCTCGGCGCGCTGGTCGGCGGCCGCTATCTGATTACCCGCCGCGAGGTGTACCGCTTCGCGAAGATCGCCCGGCCGGCTGGAAATCCGCAGTTCCGGGCCGTGAAAAAGTAGTATTTCCAGAAAAACTTTTCGGCCTAACTATAGGCGGGGACATAGGTTACGGGAATGACAAAAAACTTTCCGGAATAAGGGCCTACCGCCATTGACAACCATACGCCGATACCTATAATAGAGGTAGTTAAGAGACAACAACACCACTTACCAAGGAGACGAAGAGATGAGTTCAGAAAAAGCACAAGCTACGCGCATTACCTACCGATGGGACGATCAGATTGGCGCCGATCCCGGCTGGTATTGCGAGAGTCACGACAGTGCTGGCCTGCTGCTGGACGACAGCCAGAAAATATGGTGGCCTGTGGACGTGGACGACTACGGCCGCGACGAGGAGATCGCACTCGCCGAGGCGCTGGCCGGAGCATTTCCGAGCGCTACGATAGCAGGTTAATGGAGCACGGGCAAATGGCCGACACCCAACACACTCTATTCCGCATCGACAATCGCGCCTGTACCGACGCTGTATTCGACGGAAGGACATTTGACGGCGAGCGTGACGGCGAGCGGCTGTCCCGCGCCCTGGACCGCGTGCGTGATCTAATGCGCGACGGTCAGTGGCGGACTATCGCCGAGGTAGCCAATCTATGCGGCTGCTCGCAGAGCGGCGCGGCGGCTAGGTTGCGTGATTTAAGGAAACGGAAGTTCGGCCGTCATAAAGTCCCCCGGCGTCAGGTTCGACCGGGTTTATTCGAGTACAGGGTCATTTACTAACACAATTCGATGCCTGAAAGGAAACTCACAAATGAGCTATTCAACTTGCCTCGACGCCGGATTCGCCAGCGGAGTTCACGACGCGAGGCCGAACCGACATGAACATCCCTGGCTGGTCGTGGACCGCGACGGCTGGCGGACCGCTGGCTGCTGGAGCAGAGCCGAAGCTCGTAAGCTGTGGACGCAATGGCGATTGCAAACGGAAGAAGATAACGTGGTAGGTGAGGTGGGTGACGAACTAAACGAAGAGGAAGACTGGCGATACTTTTCCGACAGCTAACACGGCGGAAACCACGAAGGGAATCGATATGGCGCTCACTGACAACAGGCTATTTGTCCGCGACGGTAAACTGGTCGCGGAGTGGAACGTGCACGCAAAGGCCGGCGACTACGTTTCCGTGCGAAGCCTCGGCGAGCACGGCTATTGCTGCCGAATCGGCCAGGACCCCGTCGAAATCAAAATCTTTCTCGACGCTAAACACGCCGAGAAAATCCGCGAGCAACTCGACGCACTACTGGACGACGCACTACTGGACTCGGTAGACCTCCACCCGACAACCGACGAACTGGCGGCGAGCACGCCGCTGGTGGAGGCGCCCGATTAACATTGCAAACATAAAAACGACCGGCATAATCGCATGGACATTCGAGGCTGCTCTGTTCCCAAATATGCTCGCTGGCGGCTCCGATGTAAACGTCGAATTCCATTATACCGCCTGGCCGGAAGTCCCAGAGTCGTTAGTCGAAAGCGGCTACAGTCGCGGGACGCCAGCCGAGCTCGCTCATGCGGAGATCACGAAGGTACGTCCAATCAACCTGACGATGGAGGTATCCACTCGACTGGTCTACGTTCCAATCACCGCAGACACGGTGTCTCTGTATAGGGAGTGGATTGATTCGCTCTTAGCCGCTGATGAACGGCTGGAGGCTAGCATCTTGGACCGCTGCCTTGAAGACGCACAAACGGAGGACGACACAAGATGAACCGACATTCTCCCGGATCGGTGACGGAGGCCGCTGACGACCTAGACTTCGGCTTGCGTGTGCTGCTTGACGAAGGCTACGAACTCAGGGTGAGCCGGAATAGCGGACTGTACGTAGCTGAGCTACGCCACGTGGACCCGCGACTGTCTGTACCCCTGTCTAGTGCGTATAGTCCGCTGGCTTCGGTCCTTGACTTGATAGCGGGAAGGATGAACCGGACGATTTAGCATGACCACGACTACCGAGGCGCTGACGAATGCACTGGCAGTTATCCGCGCCAGCCTGGGCGGATGTGCCACTGATCCACAGCGGCTCATGGCAGCCAAGGCTGAGGGACTGGTGACCGGATATCATATACGCTGGTTAAACGAAGATATCACTCCGATTTCCGTGGAGCAGATAACTCAGGCGAATCTTTTTAATCCGGATACAGGAAAATCCAGCCGGACGTTTCGCGTTGCCGGCAAGATGGATGTTTTGGTCGAGCGGGACGGACGTCAACTGCTGATGGACCACAAAACAACCTCGGAGGGCATTGCGGACCCAGCCGCTCCATACTGGCAGCAGCTTGTTATCGAGGGGCAGGTGGCCCACTACATGATGACGGAGTGGCTCTGTGGACGCAAGCTCGACGGTGCTATCTGGGATGTTATTCGCAAGCCATCGATATCGCCGCGTAAACTGAAAAAGGCGGAGCAAAAGGCAGTCGCCTCGGGCTTCGAGTATTTTGGACATCAGCCCAGCGAGGAGGCCAAGCGGGCTGTTACATACGGTGCCCAGCCTGGCTGCGAGGACCGCGAGCCGCTAGAGCTATACACCGCTCGCCTAATTCACGACTGTACCCACGAACGGCCCGAGTGGTATTTCCAGCGGCGGCCCGTACCGCGGCTAGACTCCGAGATACTGGAATATGCTAGAGAGTTGTGGAGCCATGGGCAAGACTTGATCGCGACCCGTGCCGGCGACCGGCACGTTCGTAATTCGGGCGCCTGTATGAGATTTGGTCGCCCGTGCGAATACCTAGGAATTTGTTCTGGATATGATACGCCGGACTCCGACAAGTGGCAGCCGAAAAAAGACATCCACCCGGAGCTAGAGGGGCAGCTAGGCGGCGGGCTGGACGTGCTCACGAACTCACGCATCCGGTGTTTTCAGACCTGCAAAAAGTTGCATTATTTTCGTTATGAAATGGGAATTGAACGGGCAGATAAAGAAGAGCACGAAGCTCTGTATTTTGGCACGCTCCTACACAAAGCACTAGAAGCGTGGTGGCGGACACTTTTACCCGAGCAAGAGGAGTCTAATTGTGGCAACAGCAACAGTTCAGCCGCCCAGGACGGTGGTACAGCAGCCAGCGAGCAAACGGCTATCGCTGGCTGATGTGGTGAGCAAGGGCAGCAGTGCCCCCAGTACATACGTTATTTATGGACAGGAGAAGGTCGGGAAATCTTCGTTGGGAGCGCAGTTTCCAAAGGCGGTCGTTTTGCAAACCAAAGGCGAGACGGGGCTGGAAACGCTTATCGCTGCTGACAGGCTCCCGGAAACACCACATTTTCCAGAGGCCATGTCGTGGACTGACGTACTGGAAGGCGTTAATGTTTTGCGCAACGATAAACACGATTACGGGGCATTGGTGATCGACACGATCAACGGCGCTGAGCGACAGTGTTTCGAGCATGTCACCTTGCACAATTACAACAACAGTTGGGATAGTTTCTTGGCATATCATAAAGGATACGATGTGGCTCTAGTAGAATGGCGGTCGTTTCTCTGTGCTCTCGATGACTTGCGCCGCCAACGGCAGATGACAATTGTTGCTCTCTGCCATAGTCGAGTTAAAGAGTTCAAAAATCCGTTGGGGGCAAATTATGATCGCTATCAGCCCGACATGCACGAGAAGACCTGGGGGCTGACGCACAGGTGGGCGGATGCCATCCTGTTTTTGAACTTCGAGACGTTTCTGACGGAAACCGACGCTACCAAAAAAGGCAAGGCATCGGGCAGCAAGGCACGCATCCTCTACACCGAACGGGACGCTGCCTATGACGCGGGCAATCGGTTCGGACTACCGCCTGAAATCGAAATGGGCGACAGCGCCCAGCAGGCATGGGAAAACCTCAAGGCTGCGCTCGTTGCCAGCCGCAACCAAAAGGATAGCTGACATGTACGAACCCGGAGTTTACTGGATTGAAATTGTGGACCACCGCATAGTTGAATCGCGCAAAAAAATTCCACAGATGATGATAGCATTCAGGGTATTATCCAGGGTCAACACATCGGACCCCGAGGGCAGCGCATTTACCTGCGATCAGTATGAACGCTCGATGTGGAAGTCGATAACAGATAAGACCATTGACTGGCTGAAACAGGATGTCCAGTATTTACTAGAGCAAGGCGGGCTGGATGATTCTTTCGACCGCATGGACAGGCTGGATTCTCAGACACCAGGATGCCTGCAATTCATAGGAATCAAGTGTCAGGCGCGGTGCAATTCCAATACTTTTGAAGGGAAAACTACAGACAAATGGGGGCTTGGGTATGAGCCAGAAGGTGGTAAGAAACTCGATATCAATCTGCTCGATAATGCTGGTGTTCGTAAACTCGATGCGCTTTTCGGCAAGCAGCTAAAGAGCAACAGCGCACCGAAGTCCGCGCCGCCTCCAGCAGATCAGAACCAGCAAAACCCTGCGACAGAAATAGGTCCACAATCTTCGTACACGGCCGCGGATGTGGATGCTGTGGCTGCCGATAAGGACATTCCGTTTTAGTGCTCATCAGAGCCCACACAGGCGTCAGGGCTGGCTTGCGCACGTAGCTTAACGAACACGGATGCACGGATGGCAGGCGACTGGATAAAAATGCGAACGGATTTAGCCCGAGACCCGGCGGTGATATTTCTAGCGGAGCAATACGGGTTTCCCGAGCACGTCATCGTCGGGCTCCTGCACAAGCTCTGGTCGTGGGCAGATGAGCAGGTGTCTGACGGTAACGCACCGACTGTTACAAGCGCGTTTCTCAATCGTTACATTGGCGTTACCGACTTTGCGGAAAGCCTTGCTGCCGTTGGCTGGCTGGACATAAACAACGGCGGTAAAGGCGGGATAGGATTCCCAAACTGGGAACACCACATGTCGCAAACTGCTAAGCGGCGTGCAGTTACGTCTAGGAGAGTATCCGCGTATAGGGCTCAAAAGTGTAACGCACAATCTGTTACAAAAGTGTTACCAGAGGAGAGTAGAGTAGAGAAGAGAAGAGTAAGAGTAAGTAAACCCCCCTTACCCCCCTTGGAACTCCCGCTGATTTTCGACACGTCCGAGTGCCGAGCCGCTTGGGGTCGTTGGATGGAATATCACCGGGAAATCGGCAAGCCGTTCAAATCACCAAAGTCTCAGCAGGCGCAACTCACCAAACAGGCAAACGCCGGGCTCGACGCCGGCCGGTTGATTGCGGCAATCGAAAATAGCATCGCTCAAGGCTATCTGGGAATCTACGAGGAAAAACAATCAGCCAGCGGCGGCCGAGCCACCAAAAGCACGGCTGAAGTGGTCGCCGAGTTTAAGCGAAAACGAGGGATTGAAAATGAAACTGTCTGAGATCGGCAATCTCGCGGACTTGATTGGCGTGTTGCGCGATGCGTTTCGCGCGCAAAATGTTACAGCGGAGACGATCGGTGCCTACGAAATGGCACTGAGCGACTTGCCAATTGAGGCCGTCCAGCGGGCTGTTTACCGGGCAATGCGCGAGTGTAAGTTCTTTCCCTCGGCGGTTGAACTGCGCGAACTGGCGGGCGTACCAAGCCCCATGCAGCGAGCGCAGCGAGCTTGGGAAACACTCGTGAAGGTTGCTGCGAAACATGGCGACCAGAGGTCCGTGGACTTCGACGACGTAGCCATAAACGCCACGGTTCGCAACTTGGGCGGATGGCTGCGGTTCTGTTATCTGGACACGGAAGAGCGGCACAAGTGGTACAGCAAAGACTTCTCGCGTGTGTACGTGGAGCTGCTTGCTAGTGGCGTAGGAGACGAACAGGCGGCTCCGCTGAAAGGTTACGACGAAATAAATGGACCGGCGGTCAACCAACAATTGTTGCCGCCGTTGAAGGTACGTACTGGACTCGACCCTAAGCGAGAGTGGAAGCCACAACTGTCGGCTGTTGCGCCCAAATTGCTGGAGCAGGTACGGCCGACAATCAAGCGGGCGTGAGGTGACTGAGTGCGTCTGCGGTTGGGACCGACGGAAACTGCTTGTGGTCACAAACAGAAAGGAAAACGCGATGGGCAAAATCCACTATTCATGGAGCGATCTTTCACGGCTAGAGTACGAAGACCATTGGGGCCATAAAAATGAAGATTTTGAAGGAGCTCGGAAGTTTGCAAACAGCAATGGTGAGTTCTGCCTTCTGGATCGCGGATCGCTATTGCGGATTGCTCAGGCGGTCGAAAAGACAGCAGCAGATTCACACAAAGCGGAAGATTATATCGCGGACGCATTCAAATCGTCGTACCTCAAGCAATCATGGAGACCTACCGTGCATGAAGAACAACAACTCCCCGAACACCTAAGCGGCCTGAAAGTTGGCGATGTTCTATGGTGGGTCGAAGAGCTCGGGAAAGACGAGACAGACGGGCATTGGCATCCGGGCCAAATTATCGGCGACAACAATGAAACTGTCGAATCAATTTGCACCAAGTCCGTGGCCATCTACGATACAAAAAGTGGCCACCTGAAAGCCGTCAATCTTTCAGCCTATCCCTACCAACACGATCATCATGTTCATATGGGCGTGATAGACGGCGACTACTGGCGGACACCAGAAGAAGCACTAGCAAACAGACTGGAAGAGGATTTTCGGTATTATACCGGCTGGCTACAACGCCTGGTGGTAGTTAAAAACTTACTGGAAAGTTCCAGAGAAAACGCGAAAGGAAAACGCGAGTGGTCTTTGCCCGTCCCCGGGTCTGAGCAAACCGAGCAGGCCGGAGATACCTGACGGACTGAACCGAATCTGCCGAGTCAGGCTGCCGAACAATCGCGCCTGCGGCAAGCCGGCCATCGGCAAGACGACACGTGACTGGAAGGTGCGCTGTTGCGCCGAACACTTCGCAAGTGCCAGGAGCAATGGATTCATGCCGGCGCGATACTTCGCGGACGGCACGCTGGCGGAGCCGGAGTCGCCACGGTAGGATAATCCGCATGCCTGACAAAAATAAAAACACAAAGTGCCCGTATTGCGGCCGGCGGAAAAGGCCAGCGATGATTCGCTGCGAGAAATGCCAGCGCATTCACCAGCAGGTGGATCTAGCTCAGACGGACGCCAGAGCCGTGAAGCTGGAAGAAAAACGGATGGCCCTGGAGCTGGAGATAATCCGAAAACGAAACGCCGCAGAAATGCTAGACAATAACTCGCCAGCCGTTTAATAAATATGACAATCGTGGTCGTCCGAGAAAATATATACATGGACACAATGGACGCAAAACAAACCAATAAAAAAACGCCGCAGTGTAAGTGGCTATCCTGGCATAATTGTTATGAGCAGGGCTGGGCGTCGCTGATCACGAAGGCGGCTTTTGCCCATCCAGCTAAGTTTTCGTATAGCCTGGCGACCAGGATCGTCCGCCACGGGCTCAGCGCGGGGCATTGGAAGCCGGGCCAAGTTATCGGCGACCCATTCGGAGGGATCGGCGGTGGCGGCATTGTCGCGGCATACAATGGCTTGCGGTGGGTAGGTGTGGAACTGGAGCCGACCTTCGTGGGATTGGCCCGTGAGAATTTCCGGCTGCACAAAATCAAGTGGGAGGAGTCGGGCGATCCGATGCCTCAGATGATTTGTGGTGACAGCCGGGAGTTTGCGCGTACTACACTGGGAGATTCACATGAAGCCAACAAAAGTGACGATTGCCAAGTTGTACAAGAGCGGGAAATCACTTCAGACGATTGCCAGCCAATTCGGAGTAAGTCTACAGACGATATCCAACTGGATGAAGAAATGGGGGCTAGAGAGGCGTCCACCGTCATCAAAGGACATGTGGAACAGCCGAAGGAAAGAGATCGAGCATCTTTATCATCGGTGTCGATTCAGTCAACAACAGATCGCGGAGTATTACGGGGTTACAAAGGCTGTAATTCACAAAGTAATGAAACGGTCGAAACTTGCGAGGAGATCGAAAGGAAGGCGCGGACCGGAGCATCATCAATTCAAAGACGGAAAGTCTTCGGTACTATACCGAAAATTGGTTGTCAAGAACCAGTGCAGTCATTGCGGCAGCACGGAGAAGTTGGGTATCCATCACAAGAACGACGACCACTACGACAACCGGCTGGAGAATCTTCAGGTGATTTGCAATCCCTGCCACATGAGCATCACCAAGAAGAAGTGGTGGGCAGCGAAGAAAGCGGGCAAGCCTCTCCCCAAGAGCAACGGTCCAATGAGTTGGAAACGCAAGGCAGTCTCGACGGCGTGCTGACTTCTCCGCCATTTCTCTCTGGGGACACGGCCAGCGCACAGTCTATTAAGAATCGCAGCGACAAGTCGGCGGAATGGATAAAACAGAACACAGGTAGCGCTTGCCGGGAGGGCTACGGCGACACGCCCGGCAACATCGGCAACCTGCCGGGCGGGAGCCTAGACGGGGCGGTGACGAGTCCTGGATTTGGCGGCAGTGAGCACACCAAGGCATCGGCTGGAGTGTTGGCGCAGAAACCGGGCCGGGTGGCGTTTACGGTCAACCCTGATGGTGGATACAACACGGAAGGAAATGTATCTGCAATGGAAGGCCAAACATATTGGGAAGCCGTTTCGCAGGTCTACCAGCAGATGTACCTCGCTATGAAGTCCGGTGCCGTGGCCGCTATCGTGGTCAAGGACTTCATAAGAGCAGGAAAACGTGTCCCGCTCTGCGACCAGACGGCCCAGCTACTAGATCATGTCGGGTTCACAGTTTTTGAAAGATGCCGATGCTGGCTGGTCAAGCGCGACGAGCACCCGGGGCTGTTCGGCGATCCGATTGTAAAAACGAAATCACGCAAGAGTTTTTTCAGAAGATTATGTGAGTCGAAAGGCAGCCCGCACATCGACTTTGAGGAAGTAATTTGGGCACTAAAGGAAACACCCAAGCCCGTAGGTTAGCCCGATTTGGCAGGGCAGTCTCCGAAGGGGCGGCGGGTTCGAGCCCTGTGGCCTGCGGGTTGGGGTTTTGGAAAGGAGCATAAAAATGACGCCGGAAGAATATCTTGGTCACGCAGCATTCAGGACTGTAGAAAGTAAAGCATGGCCACCCAAAGACCGGCCTTGCTGGGCCGCGTTCCTGCAACATGCAGATGGAACATTGGTGTTCTATTTGCGAGGCGTAGCGACTGCTATTAACGGCAAGCAGATAGCGGACATAGTTGCCAAAGACGTGTTTGGTGATGGGTGTCATCGGTGCGTCAAAGCGTTCACCGCTGGGTTATTGATGCCAGACGGTCAATATAAGATGTGGTTTTCGACGACCGAACGGAAGGGCCGCGAGAATCCGTGGGGAGAGCTATGTGAAAGCTGTCGTGTTAAATTGGCAGCCGAGGCAAAAGAACAATATCATTCTCGACTTAAATCCCTCGGCTTCCATCCCGATGCCGACATCTTACATGAATGATAACGCTGGTATTGGAAAAGGAGTCCGAGGATGATCTACCTCGGCGTGGACCCAGGAGCCAGCGGGGCGATAGCCACCATCGACCACGACGTAATCGAGACGTGCGTTTTGAATCCCAAAAAAAACACAGAGCGGGACATCGCCGATTTTCTTAACGGTTACCGCTATTCCAAGTGTTTTGCAATCCTAGAGCAGGTAAACGCCATGCCGAAACAGGGAGTGGTTTCGATGTTTAAGTTCGGCCAGTCGTTTGGATTTCTGCGCGGGCTGCTGATTGCAATGGGCATCCCGTTTGAGATGGTGCGTCCGGCGAAGTGGCAGGGGTACATGAAGTGCCGCACGGGTGGCGACAAGAATATCACGAAGGCGAAAGCCAGCGAGTTATTTCCGTCTCTCAAAATCACGCACGATATAGCGGATGCCGTGCTGCTGGCTGAGTACTGCCGGAGGACAACGCTAGTGGATGGTTCGCTGGTGCATGAAGAACAGGAGGCGAGCGATGGCTAAACAGACTGAAACGTTCGAGCGGTGGGCGGTGTTGTTCAACTCTGAAAAACTGGAAGAGAGCGGGTTCTGTTATGATGGGGGGGGGAGTATGGTGTGCCCACCAAAACTTCACCCAGACAAAAGACATGCGCAAGTCGCCGCGCAGGGATATAGGGATAACTGCGTTGTGGGGTACGAGTACACGGTTGTCCGCGTTCGCGTTACCGTCGATGAGATTGAAACTGGAGGTGAGTGATGCCATTTGACTGTTGGTTGTATTTAACTGATGTCCGTAAAGATGGAGAAGCAGAGTACGAGCGGTACGTTACCCTGCCATTTGTTCCGATAGCAGGCATGATGATTACGTTCGATCAAGAAACCGCAATATTTTTTTTACCCGACAAAATAGAATACTATTTTCCAGAGGACGTGTTTTGGCTAACTGAAATACGTGGCGATGATACTCACTGCCCCTGTGGTCCAGAGGACAATTGCTGCGTAGTGTACACGGAGGATTACGTAGCTGCTGGATGGAGTCTCATTAAAGTCGCGCGCGGCTACGACCGGATGCACCACTATGCCTGGATGTTCGATTCCGATAAATGGTTTATGACAGCAGGACGGGAGGTGCGTGATGTGGAAACGACTTGAAATCGAGGACACATCTGATTGCCAAACATGCCAGCAACGTCACGACGACCAAATGCAATTATTGCATGATGAGAAAGTAGATTTTCTCGGTGAGGCGTGGTGCCAAGAGTGCGGGAGGCTATTTGATGTAATGGTAGGTGTGGAGGTGAGTGATGGCTAAACGAATCCAGGACACCGGTATCAACGTGCTTGCGCTGGTCAAAGGCGAGGAGCGATACGTCTTCCTTTACGACGAGGATAGCCGGGCCAAGACACTGCGGCGACTCGGTCGGTTTGCGTCCAACCCAGAGTTGAGCTTCACTTGGTACGACGCGGCCGTCTTGAGCAAAAAAATCCGCAAGTCGAGTAGTGAATCGGGGGCAGATGGTAACCGAGGGGGATAAACCACGGAGGGCGAAAAAATGCCAGGACTGGTGCTGACGCGGAAGAAGGGCCAATCTATTCTGATTGGCGAGGATGTAAAAATCACGGTAGTCCGCCTGACTAAGAGCCATGTGCGGATATTCATCAGCGCACCCACCGAAACGCGGATATTGCGGGCGGAGCTTGACAAATTGCCAGAATCGGATATAGAATCCGGGTAAATATACAGTTCGGCCACATGGAACGGGCCGTGCGATTCCCTAATCGTGCGAGCCCGTTTTTTATAGGAAGAGCCGGATCAGGCGGAAACGGATTTCCGCCCCCGGTTTTAACACGATGACCAAATACGCCTTCCTGATATCCGGCTTCCGCCAGCCGCGAGGATGGAATTGCGGGATGATGAAACTGGCAAAGGATCTGGATGCCGCGCGGATTCCAGATCTGGTGGTCAAGGGTCCGCTACCTTGGAACTCCGACTGGTCGGGCTGGGCGGAGCAGTTCCGTAATCTGCACACCAACGGGCGGGAGGTGCCCCAGGTATTCATTTTTGCGTACAGCTACGGGGCCGGATGGGGCGGAATCAAGTTGGCTCTGGAGCTACGCAAGCGTCAAATCAAGGTGCATCGAATAATTTTGACCGATCCTGTGTACAGGAGTCCGAGTCTATTGGGACGCATCCGCGCGGTGATTCCGCCGCATCGGCCGCGTGGAAGGCAGAAGGTACATTGGATGCGGCTGTTGGTTTGGGATGCGTTGTGGCTGGCGGGGCGAGTGGTGCCGGGGTTGTGTCCGAAGATTCGGCTGCCATCCAATGTAGGCGAGTGCCATGTATTTCGCCAGCGAGAGAATTTGCCGATGGGCCATTCGGTAAGTGGAGTCATACGCGAATGGCATCATGTGCCACATGAGTCGATGGACGAGCTACCCGCCTTTCAAGATGCGTGCAAGGCGGCGTTGACGGAGGCGGCGGCGTGAAAAACAAAACTCACCATTTACTTTCTGGGAGGGAAACGAGTATGAACAGGTTGAAAATTTTAGTCGGTGGAGTGATCTTGTGCGGAGCGACTATTCTCACTGCTGTTGATTTCGCTCCGCGCTCCAATGAGGTAGCTATTCGTAGGTGCAGGGAAGGGCGAGTTAGGCTGCCGCGGAGGGGAGGCAGGATCAGGAAGGCCGCTGGAAGACCTTTCAAAAACTTTCTACACAGGTACTCTCGTGCGCGATGTTCACGCTGCGGATGAGTTTTAGTCGGGATGAGCAATGAAAACCAAACTCACCATCTTGCTGTTCGTGCTGCTGCTTTGGCTGCCGGCCGCCGCGTGGGGGCAAACGTGACGACTTAACGCCAGCGGGCAGGTCGCCTGCACCGGACCAACAGCCAACCGCGCCAGTGCGGACTTACGGATTGTCCGCGTCCACATGCCCACGGGCGGGGGTGCCTATGAGGTGCCTATGACGTGGGCTCCGGCGCGTACTTGGGCGGCCCATGGGTGAGAACCGCCGCACACGTGGTCAAGGGGCACAAGAGCGGATACGTCAACTTCAATGACGGCGCGGGCCGGGTGGCGCAAGTGGTGGCCGCCGATCCGATGGGCGATATCGCGCTGCTGAAAATCAAGCCGCATCCCACAGCGACAGGTATGCGGGTGGCCGAAGAGGAGCCAGCGATAGGCTCGCAAGTCTGGTTTGCCGGGCACGGCGGGCGGGGCTATGCGGCGGGTGGGGGGATCGTCACGGCATCCGAGCGATATACGACATATCGCTGCCAACAACATCGGCCCCGACAGGGCGATAGCGGCGGACCGGTGTGGAACGCGAAGGACGGTTTGGTATCGGTCATTACCGGTTACAGCAACGATGGCACGGGCACGGGTTGCGGACTCAAGCGGCTGCGGGGGTTTTTGCGGAATATTTTACCCGGGCGGCGCAAGGCGCGGAAAACGCCGCCCGTCGTGGAGATACCGGGTGCAGTCCATGTACCTCGCCCCGCGCCGCCGAAGCCCGCCCCGCCGGCCGGTAAAGACGTGGAGCTGCTGCGGCAGGAAATTGAGCGGCTCAAAAAGGCGATGGGCGAGTTGATACGGAAGCCGGGGCCGCCCGGTCCGGCGGGGCAAGACGGCAAGGACGGACAGCCTGGAGCGGCAGGCCAGCCGGGTGCGGCCGCGCCCGCAAAGCCATTCGCCGCCCAAGCGGAAGTTGCCGAGGCTAATAAATCCCTCCGCGCGAAAGTACGAGACCTCGCCAAGACAACCGCTGAGCAAGCAAGCGGATATCAGTTAGGCCGGTTGGCGGCTACCGGGCTTGGAATCGGCGGGCCGTTGGGCCTGGGCATTGCCGTAGCTGGCTGGTACAGGGCGCGGCGGGTGAAGTGTCGGCTGGCCGATCCTCTACCGCGACAAGAGGCGGCCTCGGTGGCCAATACGTTTCCGTCTGCGCCAGCAAGTATCGGCCGCGACAACGCCGAAGCAATTGAGTTATTACGACTTTCGAAGCTCGAGGGACGTGATCCGATACGCGACGCGCTTATCGGACGCTTTGCGCTCGACCAACTCGACCAGGACTTAGCGGGCAGTGATTCCGGGCTCGTGGGCTACGCGACTCAATTAAAGAACCGAATCGACAGGCATGTCCGCGATGTCATGCCGTTATCAACCACCTAAACGCAAAGGAGGCTGTCGTGCCCATAGGAGACCCAGGAGCCGAACAGTTCCGCCGCGCCATTGTGACGCTGCGGAACTTACATGTTGTAGCAGGCATCCAGCCGCTCATTAGGATGCGGCAAGAGCTACTCGGAAACGACGAACTGGAGGACCGTGGCGGAATGGACGATCCGACCCGCGACCATCAAATAGCTTTGTTGATTGACGCGGATCGCTGGCGGCGGCGGCTTACTCACAATCCCGATAAGCAGGATTTGGGTGACAAGATTGCTAAGGCTATTGATGCCGGCGCGAGTATTGAGGATGCCGAGAATCCTTTCGGCGGTGACGACGTGCAAAACGCATCGGGTGGCCTGATCGACTTGCCGTTTGCACTGGACGGCTCGGACGCGGACATTCCGGTTCTCAGCCAATTACGAATTAAGAGCGGCAATGCGCTGATTTTATTGGGAGCTATTGACAAGGCCATCGTCGGCTGGACCAGGCTGAACAGTGCCAAGCGGACCAGATTTATCACGCGGTTCGACTCAATGCGCGTATATGGAGACTACCAGCAGGTCCTCGCGTTTTTGCAGTCGTTTGGCGGTGACGATAACCGTGTTGACGTTGCCCAGGTGCTCGCCAGCGAGGAGCCCTTAGGGCCAGACGACTCACCCAACCGAAAGGCCGAGTCGTCCAACCCGCGCCCAGCCAGCAGTTAACAGTTGACCAGCGGCCCGAGGGGGAGTGAGCCATGTACACCGCAGTCCGGAAGACGGAGGATTATTGGGTAGTTTGCGACCCGGATGGCGACGTGCTCAACGGGCTGTGGCAGCACAAAAGATATGTCGCCGAAGACCTCGCGCAGATGCTAACGGATGTACACGCCCGGCGCCGGCACGAGCACCCGATACATACGGAGGCCGCGACGGTAGCGGACCTATATCCGGGCGTTCACGCGATCCCGGAAGATGCGGCGCGTGAGGGGGGAGAGTGATGAAAAGAGATGTGACATGGGAGGAAATGCAAAGTTATTGTGCGCGTCGATTTGATGTTGCGGTAACCATGCTGCAAGCTATTGGTTTATCTCATGTTCGCGCCAAGAGTTATCTATATGACTGCCGGATTAAGAGCAAGATGCGAGACATGGGATGCTTTGAAGGCACGAATGCAGATGACGAGGACGGGCCGAGGTATTTTGTGTTGATGCACTGGCCGTGGCCGGCTGGATTGCCAATACTATCGGAGGAGATGCGATATCTGGAGAAAAAATTGCACGTCATGGCTAATACTAGCGGGGGTTGTCGCAAACAGGCGGAACATACGGCGCGATCTAAAATCGGCAAGACTCTATTGAAGATATCTCCGATTGACAAGACGGCACACCGCGTAGCTGCGATGGAGAAATGAAATAATGGACCTACTAGACTACAAGCCGGTGCCGTTCAAAAAATCACGTACTGTGAAAATGCGGTTTATCGAAAGTGGCAGGATGAGGCCGCGGATCATTGCCGAGGAAACAGAAATGGAAAAAACTCTAGTCAAAACCATACGACATGCGGCAATCGGCGCGGCAATATTGCTGCTGCTGTTTTTGCTGGTGACGAGCACGGCCCGTGCCGCCGAGTTCACTGGGCGTGTCAGTCGGATCATCGACGGCGACACGGTGGAAGTAATCTCAGGCGGCAGAACCTACAAGGTCCGGCTGTCTAATGGCGCAGACACGCCTGAGGTCAAGCAGCCGTTCGGTCCTGCGGCGACAGCGTTTAGCACTGGTTTTGCACTGGACCAGACAGCTGTTGTCCACGCCGAGCCGAAGCCGGATAAGTACGGGCGAATCCTCGGGCGCGTGATTATTGGAGGTCGAAGCCTGGGGAAAGAATTGATTCGCAACGGCTATGCCTGGCACTGGAAAAAGTATAGCGATGACGAAGAACTGTCGCGGCTAATGACGGCGGCGAAGGCTGCAAAACGTGGGCTATGGAAGCAAAAGAATCCGACTGCGCCTTGGGAATATCGAAAACAGAAGCGGTCGAAAAACTGACGATCACGACACGGAAGGTAAACATGATAAAACTATCCGCTCTCTGTGCCGTCGCTGTTCTCGCCACCACCGACACGGTTGGGATCACGCCGCCATGGGGCAGCCTCGGAATTGCTGGCGTGCTGGCATGGTATCTGTATTATGACGTGCGACACACCCGGCCCGCGGAGCGCAAATCGCACAACGAACATGTGGAGCAGATTATCACCGCCAGCGATCGGCATAACCGGGCTATTGTGGACGACTTCCGCGCCGACCTGGAGGCGGAACGCCAGTTGCGCGATAGCACGGCGGAGCGGTTCACGAAGGCAATTACGGAGAGCACGCAATCGAGGGGCACCGTACAATCGAAGGGCACCGTATGACGAATCCTATGGCAACCCGACAGGCGGCAGGGCTCGGCTCGCGACCCCCCATGACTACGCGGGGTCCGCACTACCAACAGCGGGATGATTTTATCATGACCGATGCTGGTCCGTTGGACTTGACGAGGCAGCCGGAGCCAGGTCCAGGACTGCTGACGTTGGTTGAGGAAGCGTCTGGCGATTTGACGATTGCGGGCAAGGCGTTGGTGATCCCCGCACAAGCGTCACCGGTTTGGGGCGACGAGGGCGGCTACTTCGGCCAGGTAACGCGAACCGCCGGTCGTGTCATGGCGGCCGAGATCAATGCCGGCACATGGGAAGAGTTCGGCATCGGCTGGCACATTTCGGCGGCGGTTGCGGACCCGGATGATGCAGAACATGCTCTGCAGCTAAACACCACGGACGGACGGATTGATATTCAAGACGGCTTGCAGGTGTGGGAGGGGCTCAGCACCAGCACCGATTACCAGCTAGCAATTGTCTTGCGGGCTGCCGGAGCGTTTTACTTCGGATTCGACGGGACCGATTGGAAGCTGCTGTATCTGACCGATACGGGGGCCACTGCCACGCTCTATCCGATGTTCGCCAATCTGGACGGCGTGTTGACGATGGACAGCTTTCGTGTTGCGCATGGCGCTTGGCTGCCGGTGCCGGTAGCGAGCGATTCATTCGACCGGGCCAACAGCAGCACGCTGGGAAATACGGACGGGGCCGGCCATGCGGAGGCCAACGGTGGCGACGGCCTGGCTTGGACGGAGCAAGATGGCGATCTCGGAATAACTTCAAATAAATTGAAAAATGCAGGTGCAGGTGGGAGCCAGGGATTTATTGGGACCGTTGATTGTGGCCTGAGCGACGTTGTAGTCGAGGCTAAATTAGTCCTGGTGCCTTCTGGAGAAAGTCACGGCATTGTGCTAAGGTTTTCTGACGCCAATAACTTCTGGTACGCACACCTTCGCAACGGCTCGGACGATATCCGGATTCTTGAACGAGTGGGAGGGAGTTGGGCGACGAGGGCATCGGCTTCGGTTACGGTAGATCGGGTAAGCACATATCAGTTGATTGCTGTTGCGGATGCGCAGACGATCCCCGCCTACGTGGACGGCGGCAACC